GGCATATACTCTTAACTTATAACCTGAAGCAAGATACTTAGGTTGCTCACAAAGTTCAACTGTTGAATCAGCAGGAATTACTAAGTCATAACATAAGTATGCTTGTATATTATCACTTCCATCTGTCCATACAACTCTTGCCTTCACATCATTAGTTCCATCATCATTAGCAAGAAGAATACTTTGAACCACAGAAGGATTAGAAGATGAAGTATATAAGTCTGTCCATGTAGCAGCAGAAGTTATATCAACTTGAGCATCCCATAGGTCAGTATCCTCTTTCTGTTCTGCAATAATAGTTGCTTGTAATGCTGAGTTAGCACTTGCTTGAAGTTCTATTGTCTCACTAGGTCCCAGAACCTTAGGTTGCTTGAGCAATTCAACTGCTGAACCTGCAGGTATTGGTATGGTATGAGCAAAGGAGAAACTTGATTGCATCTCACCACTGACTGTTACTTCAGCACCACTGATGTTAGCAACATGAATTGAATGTATGACTGTTCTATAACTTGAACTTGCATTAGCAGTCAGTGCAGTTGCCATTGAAGTGGTAACAGCATAGGCAGTAGCACCAGTCAGACCAGTGTTGAACTGTCCAGAACCACCAGCAGCAATACCAGTTAGATTTGAACCATCACCAGCAAATGATGTAGCAGTACATATTCCCGCTATAACCACTCCTCCACGAGCAGTTTCAAAACGCTTTGTATTATCAAAATAGAGTGATACTCCATCCTCATTTGCAGTAGTCAAATAATCGTGATCACCAGCAGAATTTTGAAGCATTATCAAATTACTTCTTACTGCTACACCATTAGCATGAGTATTTTTTATAGTTGATAAATTACTACTATGAGAAATCTGAAGATCCTGTCCAGCACCAAATTCAATCTTCTTATCATCTGGTATATGCACACCATTATCAAAGGTTCCTATACCACTTACATCCAAAGCTGCTACTGTGGCAACACCAGTAATATTTAAGTTAACACCCCTTTCTTCATTGTATACTAAGTCACCAGTTACATTAATATTACCAGCAACAGTGGCATCTCCACTTAGAGATAAACTATGAGATGTAACTACACCAGAAACATTAAGTCCACCAACATTAACAGTTGCTATACCTGAACCACCTGCTGCTATTGAGAAATGATCTGCTGATCCACCTTGGAATATACCTGTATTTGAATCTCCAGTGAAATATATACTTGGAACTGTTTTTGTACCACTTGTATATCCTATTGCACCAAATGAGGTAGCACCATATGACCCAAGAAAAGATCCACCTTGATTAAATGGTGCAGCATCTACCCAGAATGCTCCTGATCCAACACCCAGTTCAACTTCATCATAGTAAACAAAAGTTCTAGCAAAATCAATACTATACCACAAGTCTCCATTATTTGGACTGGAAGGAGCAGCACTACTAATACTTACTGATCCACCACTTCCACCACCTTGGAAGAAGACAGTGGCAATACCAACATTATTATTAAAGAATGCAGTGGATACACCAGCTCCTCTAAAGTCTAAGAAAGTTACACCATATCCAACTACAGCACCAGCAGTTCGTACACCAACAGAGACACCAGTAAGCGTCGAACCATCTCCATAAAACTTATTCGCAGTTACTGCTGCACTGACATTTATATTAGCAACATCTACAGCATTCGCTTTAAAGGTGGCAATAGTACCCACCCCTGTAATATTAACATTCTCATACCTTGCAGTAGTACCAGTTGCTACATGAACTGTTCCAATACCACCAACAAATAAACTGGTTGCACCAATACCTCCAATAACATGGAGTTTTTCTTTGATAAAACTAGTTCCAATACCTACAGAATCTTGACTAGTATCTGCTACCAAAAGATTGGACTTAACTTCCAGTCCATTCTTGACGACAAAATTCTTATTTACAGCCATGGGGTTTCACTCTCCACCCTTTTCTTTTTATTTATAAATATAAAAAAGTATTTCAATTAGATATGGCTGCGCAAGTATTAAGTGGATCAGGTAATCTTAGTTTTACTAATTCAACAGGTCAGAATGTAAGATTAGTTATAAACTACCTTGAATTAGATAATGTTGGAGGTGATACAACTGTTAGTTTTCCAGGAAATGCTATTACATTAGCAGCAAATATGGTTTATGGAAAAACACTAGCTTATAAAAATTCAAGTGGAGAAACAAATGTTCAAAGTGCTATGGCAGAATCTGGACCTAATGGTAATGTTGATAATGTAACTCCATTACCCTTAGAAATTGCTTTAGCTAATGGAGATACGTTTAGTATCACTGGAGCAAGTTCAGCAAACATTAAAGGATATAATTGTATTATAATACCTGAAGCAGGATAACCCTAGAATGATCCAGGGAATCCTTTAGTTGTGAATGGATAAGGTGAAGCACTATCAACATTGAAGTTAATCTTATTGCCAGAATCATCATAGGTAACAGTAATACCTGTTTGAATACCTGCGCTTATTGCTAAATCAACAGCATCTTGTGCTCTCTCATTGGTGAAGTATAGGTTGTTAGCACCTTCAGTTAAATCGTCTGTAGTGGTAAGGGCAAGTCCAACTATACTGCTTGCTGAAATGTAATCTAATATTCCACTACCTGTGGTTATAAGCAGATCGCTAGATACACCCACTCTTGATGGCAATGTCAAGGTGACACTAGATTCTAGTGTAGGTGCTTTAAGTGCAGCATAATAGTTTCTTGTAGATTCATACAATCTAGTTTCACCTGTAATGGCAACATTACCAAGAACATCTAATGCTCCTTTATCAGCAGTTGTAGTTTTAACTCCAAGATTACCACTTACATCTACAATAACTGGATTGGCATCACCTGTAGTAGTTCCACTATCAATCCTAACCACATTACCAGAACCAGCAGTAGACTTGATTCTAAGTGCTTCTCCAGATGCTGTAACAACTTCAAGTTTTGCTAATGAAGCACCAGTAGTGCCTAAACCAACAGAACCACTTGCTACTTCAAGAGCAGCTCCACCACCAGATTGAGTTATCTTACTCAAACTAGTAGCAGTTGATCCATTTAAATCAAGATTAGTTCCATCATAGGTAAATCCACTACCACCACCAAAGAATCCAGAGTTATTATACTGAACTGCATAGGTAGGACCTTGAGGTGTTGATCCACCAGCTCCTGATTGATTTGCTGTAATCAAGATGGTAGCAATACCAGCAGATGCATTAAACTCTCCACCAACAGTGAGACCTATTCCAACAAAGTTGATTTGTGTTCCAATACCTAGAAGGTTATTCTCTCCTGAGGCATTACCAGTAGAAATAGCAACTCTAGGATTGTTATTGATAGTAAATGTAGCAATACCTGCTTGTAATTGATTGGTTACAGTAAGTCCTAAACCAACAATACTAATTTGAGTAGCAAGACCAACATAAGTTGTATCACTCCTTACACCTATGTTAACAGATGGTTCTGCACCATCTAATCCAATTCTACCAAATCTTTCCCACTTGGTAGCAGAAGTATAAACCCATCCTAATAGACCACCACTAGTGGCATTTCCATCATAAACAACATCTCCAACATTACCTGATAGAGAGGGAGTAGAAATACCAACTGTATACTTTCTAGATACATCTCTATCACCCTGTAAGAATAATGATGCTGCCTCAACACCTTTAGCAGATGTAGAAGTTAGTTTGTTATTGAGAATAACAGGACCATCAAACTTAGATATGATATTGCCATCAGAACCACCCTCAACAATAAGAGAGCGTTTGACTGTTGCTTCTAATGGATCAATAACATCAAATCCAACATTGACTCCACCACCAACACCTAAATCCTCACCTGTTACAGTAGGAATAGGAGCATCAAATATTTCATCTTTACCTGTAGAAGAGTTGACCTTTCTATTACCAATAAAGAAGTCTCCATCTTGGTTCATGGAAGTGAAGACTGCACTACCACCAGCAGACTTGATAGACTGTGCTAGTAATTCCTCTTGTGGTTCTAAGTTTCTATCTTGTTTAGTTGGGAATGAGGTGGAGTAGTTGCCTGGTCCATATCCAAGGTACTCAAATGTATGAGCAGCAGATCTGATAATAGAGTTCCTTCTAAGTTCAATTGGTCTTGGGAATACTCTCTTAATTACTACTCCTGAATCATGAGCAGCATTAGTTGTACCCATTAGACCCCTAAACACTGAAACAGCATCAGCAGAAACAGTGGTTTTAATTCTTACAATCTCATTACCTACCAATAAGAAATCACCTACATTTAAATCAAAATTCAATGCATTGGCAATACTAATTGTTGTAGCAGTGTTGCTTGTAGAACTAGAAGTGATAGTAGTAATACCAGCATACTCTGCAATCAATCTACCTGATGTTGCTTCAGTTGCTCTTACTATGTTACCACCTCTAGCAGCAAATCCTAGTGGATAAACTTGCAAATTACCAGCATCAAGACCAGTGAGTCCAGTTGTAGGAGTAATTGTAGCAACACCTACATTAGCAACAAATGATGTTGTAGATCCAACTTTAGTAATGACAGCATCACCATTTAATATGTTATCATTTGCACCATTAATATTGACACTTTCATCAACCACTAAACCATGTGGTTCTACAGTGGTGATTGTAGCAAGACCAACTACTCTATCATAAAAGACATCAAATACATTCAATGTAGGACCAGTTATGATTACATTTCCTGTACCTGCATCAGTAGCACCAATACCTGCTATCTTATATCTTGAAACTGTGTTAGCAGAAGAGACATTGACCTCTTTATCACTACCAACACCAACATGAGTAATCTTATATACTGTATTATAATCTGAATTAGCATCTGGAGTTATGCCAGTAATTTTTACTGTATCTCCAATATTGCTGTATATTTCATTAACTGTTATAACAGCACCAGTGTTACCTGTTGTGCCAGCGACACCAGACAATGCAAGTGTATTACCTACACCATATGAACTACCACCATCAATTATCTTGACAGATGTTACTGCGTTACTCTCAACAGTTACCCTAGCAGTTGCATTCTTACCAACAGTTGATGCACCAAATCCTACTAATTGGACATTATAATAATTACCATCAATATAGTTAGAACCTGTACTAGTGATACCTAACTTAGCAACTCTATTCAATCCATGATCAAGTTTACTGTATAAAGTATGAGTGGTTCCTGAAGCACCAGCAGTTCTGATATCAGTTAATCCAAAACCTACAGAAATATCAGATAATCTATTGTCTAGAGTTTCTTTAGTAATGGACTTTTGTTGTTCATTGATAGCAACTTGTCCAATAGTATTAGGAACAGCAAAACACTTGGATGGATCTGGATCAGATGCTGGATTATCTCTGTTAGTTTGAGGATATAAACTTTGAATAGGTTGAGAGTAACTAGATCCAGTGTAAGGAGTAATGGTGGGTGCATTACTTGCATTAACTAGAAGTAAGTGATATATACCATCCTGTTTTCCAGAAATATACTCTTGAACCTCATCACTTTGATATATGTAATATGTGCCAGGTGTTTTCTTAGGTCTAAAGTGTGGTAAAGATGTAGTTCTGTCTGATGTATTATTAGTAAATGTGCCAGGATCATCAGTTAGAGCAAATGTAAATTGTCTAGAACTACTAACACCAGTAACAGAGAATGTGTTGTTAAACATGGATTTAGCAACACCAGCAGTATTATTAGTACTGGTTACATTCAATATTTCTACTGTAGCACCTGTTTGTAAGTTATGTGGTATTTCAGTAACAACAGTGGCGACATTTCCAGACCAAGATGCATCTGCAATATATCTTGGATTTCTTAATTCAGTAGAATTATCAAGAGTGACACTATTTGGATTGTATAAGTATGCTACCTCACCATCAGTAGATCCAATTGATGCATTAGATTCCTGTATTACAAATCCCTCAGTTGGAGGTCTTGCTTCTAATGAAGAAGCAGAGGGAAGAACATATCTTGCTCTATAAATTGTATCATCTAAACTTCTTGTCTCAGACTTTCTATTAATAAATGATCTAGCAGTTGCATCTCCAAGTGAAGTAGAACCCAATCCAACAATACTATTATAAAGACTATCTTCTGTTGATCCAGTAGCAACATTCACAAACCAATGAGTAGAATTAGTATCATATTGAATAGGGTGTCCAATATCACCAGATTTCTTATCTGATACTCTACTTACTATACTTAAAAGACCACCATTACTGTTAATGGTAATTGCCTCATCACCTAGAGCATCATTTAAGGTAGCACCAACCTTGATTTGGTCAGCATCAGCGATACCAGTTCCTGAAGTAATTGCAAAATAAACAGTATTATGTACTAATCCATCAGGTAAATGTCCATTTTGACTGTTTATCCTAATGGTTTCACCATTAATGAAGTTATGATCCTCTGTCAAAGTAAAAACATTATTTGATACACTGTTTACACCAACAGCAGAGTTACCAACTTCAAATTTCTTCTCAGCAGACACCTCACTTGCAGTGAACTCAGTGTTAGGCATGATAATCCTAGCTGGAATAGTTGTTGTTATTCCTGCTTTTGATATCAATACATTTAATGTATCATTCTCCTTTGCACCAATTCTATATCCATCAACAATAGATTCTGGTGGGACATTGGCATTTGTTTCATTATAAAGATACATTTTATTGGTAGCTGCCATACCAACAATCTTCTTCACATCCAATGCAAGGAACTCAGTTCCTGTCTCTACATTATTATTAACTTTAGGTGGAATAATATGGGTGATATATCCTACATCATCTCTTGTAAACGCATCTCTTCTAAATCCATCAGAAGTGAAAGCATTAGCACCAAAGTTGGAGTTAGAGTTAGTAATTGTTAACTCACCACCACTTGCAGTGGTAAAGTGATTAGCATATCCAATAGCAAAACAGGATACTGCCTGTACAATTGAATTATTTGTGACTTTTATGTGGAAGTTTGCATATCCTGGCTTATATCTTGCTCTTGAATCTGATTCAAGATTACTATTACCTGTAGCAGTCTTATCCTCATATATTCCTGAGGTAGAATTATACTTAACAAAAGCATTATTGTCTTTTTGCAGTCCAATACCAGTAAACTGAGCAAGAACCATTGACTGGAATCCAGTTGCCTTGTCACCATCAGCAAATAGACCACACATACCAAAAACTGATCTTAGAGAACAGTTGAAGATATATGGTGATGCTGATGTTACAGTATCAACAGTTACATTTGCAGTAGCACTGGCAATTGTTGGAAGTGGATCATCAGGAGCACTCTGAACTTTATATTGAATATTGGTAGCATCTACCTTATTAGATACAACATGCTGTCCATCATAACCTGTGCCTGCATTTGTGATCCTTAAAGGTGTATCAACATCAAATGCGGTGGCATCTGTGGCAGAGTCTAATGTTACTGTAATTATGGTTGAAGTTGTAGTTCCATCACCTGCTCTAATACTGGAAATACCAACTTCTTTACCTTTAGATCCAACAATTCTAAATTCATCAATTTTTGGTTGAATGTCTAATGCTTCAGATGGCCAATCTGGTTCAATTTCACGTCCTGATGATGGTCCATATGCTATACCAACTTTTGCATAATACATATCAAGGTCAGTTCTGGCAAATTCACCATCTGTACCACTAATGAAGTCATCATCAATATTAACATTATTGACACCATCAGCAAATTCAAAGCAAGTTAGCTTATTATGAGAGAAATTAGGAACAAAGGTATTTGTAGTATAATCCTTAAAGCATAATCCATTAGGATCTGCATCTAATATGGTAAATTGCCAAAAATAGCATCCACCAGTTACCCTAAAAACAGAAGATCTTTCAATATTGTCATTTTCTGGATTTGGGACATATTTTGGACGAATTCTGGTTTTTCTCAAATCCATTGCAACCAGAGAAACACCACGTGGTACAATTACACCACCAAAGATGCTATTTAACTTGTATAGTTCATTATCTACAGAAGTAAGATCATAGTTGGTGGTTAAGTCCCATGCACCAAAATCACTAGATGTCTCTCCACTTCTTAATCTATAATTATTTGATCCTATGGGTATCCAACCTGGTCTATTGTCAACAGTATGTTCACCTGGATATAATACTACTGTAGTTTTAGCAAATCTATCATTATCCAATCCCTTCTGATATGAGAATCTAGAAGCTTCTACCAACGCCCTCTGAATGGTCTTAAAGGGTCTGGTCAGTGAGTTACCTTGGTTCTCTATACTATCAGTTGCATCCAAACTGCCAGGGTCAACATATATGACACTACCACGAACTGATTTTAGAAAATTATCTAATCTGGAAAGACCCATTTTTACTAATTCGTTATCCGTTAAGATTATTTATCATCACATATATATTCAACTAAATATTTAAAAAAATGCTGGCAAATGAAATCATATTCTGAACTAAAAGAGAATTTAGAGCAAAGAAGAAAAGAACTCCAAGCTAAGCAAAAAAAGCAAATTGAAGATCGTAAAGAAAAGGCATCTTCATACCGCGATATGGTATCTAGCAATATGGAGAAGGAAAAGAAAAAACAGCAAAAAATGCGTGATCAAGAGGCAGAGAGAAAACAGGCAATTCGCGCACGAGAGGCATTAAAGCAAGAATTGAGACGTGAGATAGAATCTGAAAAAAACTAATAGGGCAATTTTTTGCCCAGATTTTTTTTGCCCCTTTTTTGGAATTAAAAGTTGATTTTCCCTCAGAGGGGGTCTGAATAAAATACCCTACCTTCCTCCACCTTATCACGTACAAAGTTAAGCACATTCATAAACTCATCCACTGTATCACAATTCACTACTCTCTTCTCTCCTCCATCTGAATACAAATACACTGTTCTTTTGCTGGTGTCTATGACACACTTAGATAATAAATCATCCATAATTAACTCCTGACATCATAGTTATATCCTGCAATGGAATATCCAGTGTTGTCACCAGGATAATCAGCAGGTGTCTTACCCTCATACTCTACAACCAAATTAGGAACATCTTTTCTTTGTGCCATGATGTGGTAAAAGCAATCAACAGGCATACCACCCTGAGATTGAAGATAAATTTTTCTCTCCATTGGTGATATTCTTTTTACTATGACATTTTGATGAGCACCAAGAGCAGTGAGCTGAACTGTTACAGTCTCATAATCCACCAGTCCATCCCAATATGCTGGTAAATCTATTACATTCTTTCCATTACAAACTCTACCCCTAGTATATACAGCAATCTCAGGTCCCTCAATACATGCATGAGCAAGTCTATGCCCATCTTTAGTTGGATGTTGAATGTCAAATAATTTACATCCAGGTGGTGTCCCTGATGTTTGAGTGATGTCCCCAATAAAGTGAGCATTAGTTGTTATATTTTCGCTGGCTGTTATGTTACCTGTTTGATTAGTATCACCCTCTATCTCAACATCACCCTTAGCTTTAATCGCATTATCAGGATGAGTTTCTGAATCAGTATTGTACTCAGCACCTACCATTAAGGTTGCTTCTACTGAATCATAGTCAGTATCTTGTCCTATCTGTAATGGACCCTCAACATAGGCAGACCCTCTTATTTCTTCTTTACCTTTACCCAATGCCTTTGGTTTACCAAAACCAACAAACAACCTTTTTCCTATAAGAATGTTGCCAAATTTCATTTGTTTCTTTCCTCATTAATAGATGGGAACTTAGATGGTTTCCCTTTAGTAGTTCTGTCAGCAAAATCAACCAACCCACCATAGACATTCATGATTCCTTTTCCAATCATATCCACAGTTTTCTCTGAAAATATTTTAGTAGATACTTTTGATTGAAGATCAATAGTCTGAGCATCTAATAAAATCTTATCATCAGCATTGATATTTACCACACCAGTTCTACCATCAGAACCTTTAGCAATAATTTCAATAGCCTCTGCTGCTATTTTAATCTTTCCTCTTGGTGCTGTCAAGATGATATCACCATTCTCTGCCTCATAATAGATGGCAGGTATGTCTCTAGGAGTATCAGACCCCTCAGGATAATTGACAATATCCTTACCAGTCAAAGCAGTAAGAGTGCCTGGACATACTACACTGGTAGATCCTTTTGAACCATCCTCTTTACTACCAGTCTCTTGCATCCTAATATAATGACGACCTCCATCAGGTCCATTAGATATCTTGCAAGCATCTATTTCATTAGAAAAAGTGTTGACCTTACCAAATGCTATAGTTCCATGCTCAGTTCCTGCAATATAAGGATGTGCATTTTCTTTTTGTGACATCAGAATTTACCTACACAATCTATAACTTGAATAACTTGAGCATCATCCACTGCCTCAGGTGCAACATCATCTCCTAATCTATTTACCTTGAATACAGGCATCAACTTAGCATTATAACCTGAATCACTCTCAATGTAAATATTTGGATCTTCATTAAATCCTATACCACCATTGATTACATCAACCCCTGTTACAGATCCTAAAGAGTCTGTATTCAATTTTAATTCTGCTCCATTGCCCACAACAATATTATCATTAGAATTATATCCAAATCCAGGATTAACCACATTGATAGAGTCTATCTCAAGAACCACAGGATATTCTCCTGTATCTAATGAAGGGAATGTTCCACCTATTGTTTCATCTGTAAGAGGTAGAGCAGTTATGCTTCCTACTTCAGTTATAACATCAACTCTTCCTCCAGGATTAGTAACTTCATCTCCCACAGAAACTGGTATTGTAGTTCCTGGTTTGTAAGGAGTATCATATGTTCCATCTGCTCTCCTAACAGTAGTCTCATCTGGATTTGCCCATGTAAAACCATCACCACCTTGACTACCATCTGGCGAAGGTAAGTAATCAATACCAGTATCATCCATTATAACTCCAGTTACTCCTAATGTGGTCTCTCCTGTAGTGCTCCCTACCACAGGGACTTGACCCATAACTGCTCTACCTGTAGCACCTCTACCTTTATTACATGAGTCAGTAAACTTAATTCTTGGTGGTCCAATATAATTTCCGCCAGGAGTAATAATATCTACACCAAGCACAGTAGTAACAGCACTAACTATCACATTTCCTGTTGCTCCACTACCTCCTCCACCTATAAACTCTACAGTAGGAGGACCACAATTGACTGGTCCTACATTACAATCACTCTTAAAAGCATCAGAAAAATCAGCATTTTGAGCAATATCAGAAAGAGTGTCTCCAATGTTGGTGATACCCTCAACTGCATTTTGAACCAAGGAAGATGCCTCTTTAGCTTTATTAACTATGGAAAATAAATCTAAAGTTGGCGACTGTTCTGCTCCACTAATTGGATTCCATTCCTTAACTTCAGAACATCTAGGTTCCTCTTCGCAAATTAAGAATGAAAGAGAATCAGTAGCAAATCCCATCACATCATCAAGAGCACCTGTAGCAGCACCCATACCAGCTAGTAAAGATTTGATGGGGTTCATCACAGAACTAATAGCTGAGTCTATAAGACCACTAACTTTTCCAAGTAATGATCCTGTGAAATTTTCAGTGGCACATGGAGGAGTAGTAATAAATCTATCCATCGCTTGATCTAAAAATCCTCCTACCATACCAGTAAGATTTTTGTTTATGTTTCTAAACAAACATGCCAACTCATCATTAGCTTCCTCCACTTTTACTTTTAATTCAGGCAATTCAGTAGGGAAGACATCATTATAAGATTCACTTAAAGCATCATTAACTTTCTTTATAGCATTTTTTTGCTGCTCATTTACTATTCTTTTAACATCTCCAGCAATGGCTTTAGTAGCATTGTCTTTCACCTTTGCTAATTCTTTTTGAAGATCATCAACCTTGGTGGATACCTTAGTTTCCCAATCAGTAACAGTTTTATTAAGTCTTTTTGTTTCTGCAAGCATATTCTTCATCTCTCTCTGTATTGATACAAGGGGAGATGGTTCACATCTGCTTATAGTTGGTATATTTTTAGGTCTACCTTCATTATCAGCAGATTCTTTGCTTGCTCCATCTTTTCTGCCAACTAAAGAAGCTGGAGACTCCATCACTTCTTTATTATTGGTCTTTGATTTATCAACATCTTCAGCTACAGCCTCACCCTCTTCTTGAGTAGTGCCTAAAGAACTTATGGGGACAGTATCATCAACAGTGTATCCACTAAAGGGAGAGAATGGTGTATCAGGTACATTTTTCATCACTGCAGTGTATTGGTTATATCCAATCACACCCATGATGATAGGCATTTGAGCATCCTCACCATCCATGAAGAAACCATAGACAAAGTTACCCTGTCTCAATTGTGGTGTTTGAATAGCTCCACCAGATGTTCCAGCAGTAACTGGAAGCATCACAGATGCCCAAGGAAGTTCATCATCAGTTAGATCACTTGGAGAGGCAGTATGATACCCCATGATTCTAACTTTATATCTAAAATCAAAACCTTTTTGCTGCTCAGTGGTTTTAGTAGGTGTTGCTGGTAAATTTCCAGCCCATTTTGTTTGATCTACTACCTGACCAATCCACCATATAAATCCATCCTTTCCAAGGAAGTGAGTTTTTATTAATCCCTGTTCAAGCATTAGTCGTCATATACTTTACACTCATCTGCATCAGGATGATTATCACAATAAACTTCTAAATGACTATCTTCATGTCTTGTATGATAATCATTAATTTTAGCATCATTAGGATCAACTACATCATCTTTATGATACTCATCATAATAAGCATGAGAATTTTCTAAATCTTCTTTGGTATATTCATGCATACCATGATTGATATGCTCCTTACCATCCTTAGGGTCAAGGTAAACTTCGTGTTCTAAATCGTGTTTAGGATTGGTCATAATTTTAATCCCTCTTAAAAGATTTTCTTCCAAAACTATCTCTCACAAGAGTCAAACTAGTATAAGTTTCTCTTGGAGTGATATTATGACAGAGACTTGATATCATATATAGTCCCCCACTTCTCTTATTGACCTGTGTATTAGGATCAACAGACAACTCAGGAAATTCACAATGAATCAAATCACCAGCACGAAGACTAAAATCTCCTGCTATCATAATATTTATTTTAATTGAGAACATTTGATTGTATCTCATTAAAGATTGTACCATAGTTTTGGTAGCATCGTAAGTAGCATTGTCTGGATTCTCTTTCCATTTCTCCAATTGCTCATCAATATTCTTACCAGAGGGAAGTGTTCCTACATCTAAAACCCTATTCATTAATCTAGATACAGGTAATCTAAATTCATCTGCAACAGAATCAATATCATCTTTGCCTAAAGTATCAATCTTCCCTTTACTACCACCCTCCTTACTATCAGAAGCACCTGCCTCATCAACACTAAAATTTCTCACCTTATAATTCATGGCATAAAAATCAAAGAACAAAGTTCTATTGGCATAAGTTCCTATGGTTAAATTATTTTGTAGATCAACATTTCTACTGATGTCATAAGTTATAATCTTACCATCATACTCATCTGGATTATCATCTGTATTACTAAAAAGATAATTACCTTTACTCTCTTGCTTGAACAAGGCATCAATGGATCTAAAATTGAATCCATCATGTGTCTCATAAAAAAGATATCCTGCTGCCCCTCCTAACTTACCTGCCTCTGCTGGAACTGATTTAGATGCCAACCAAGTGCAAACATAAAAAGGTTTTCTATCATTTCCTATAAAATTATAGTTAATTAAAGTCTCATCTACTTTTACTTCTTTCTTAGTTTTTATTCCTGCCTCTGCTGAAGTTGCTTCAGTAAGTATCTTCCTAATACTATCTGATATCTTACCATCATATCTTTTAACCACTCTACATTGCTCATTAGCAAATAACTCTCTAGAAGAAAAATCTAAACTATATACATCCTTCTGCGTGCCAGGAATAACATTCCTAATTCTATTCACATACAACTTACTATCATTTTTAAATGATAATTTATGACCATCTTTATCTTCTATGACAATAGTGGCAGGTTCTCCCCCACGTACTGGAAGACCATTTAAGATCCCTTTGTTTCCCATCTTTTCATTATCACTCTCTCCACTCTCAGTAATAATTGCACTTAAAGAAACTGAATTTGATAATATATCCTCATAATATTTTATATCTACCACAACACCAGAGGCATCTATTGATGTTCCACCATCCTTTGCCTGAAAGATTTTAAACTCCCTTATATTACCTGGTTGTGTGGATAATTTATTTGACATTATTATACCTTATAGAGAACTGTGTTAGACACCATTTCATATTGACTATTTACTACTGTTTGTTTACTAGGTTGTGAAACGATAATTTTATTTTTACTTGATGCTGATGAGGGAGCAGGTGATTCTCCACCACCACCATTTAAAATCACAGTGGTGCTCTCTCCACCATCCTCATAAGATGCTGATGATGATACATCTTGTCCATCAGTATTAGGTTTACTTCCTGCCATCTCTGCTGGTGGGAAGAAAGATTTGCCAAGTAGTGGTAAAGTCTTTATAGGATTAAGAAGAGCCAACCAATTAGTTTGTCCAAAGATTTTATTTTCTGCTTTAAAATTTTCTATGAACCTAGAGAATCCACTACCAATCCATTTAGTAAATGCCTTTCCTCCATCAACTATCTGCATAAACTTATCTTTTAATTTCTTAGCTGCTCCTTTAAATCCATCCTTACCCATAAAACCTTCATGCAGAACATCTCCTACAAATTCTCCTGCTATCTCACCAACTATCATTCCTATAGGACCCAATGCTAGTCCTAATCCACCACCAATAGCAGCACCAGCAGTCTTAAATAATGTCTTACCTATTGGATCACCTGAGAACATGGAGGTGATGGCAACCAATAGAGGACCAATAACTGGTATCCTGATTGCCTTGGCTCCCTTCACCAATGTCTTTCCTATTGACATCAAAGTCTTAGCTGCTTCTTTACCAAAGAATTTGATGATAAGACGATTAGCCCCTCTCTTCATTCCATGCTTTAGTATTTTAGAACCTACTTTCTTACCTCCACCCTTTAAAAATTTTCTAGCTCCCCTTCCTATGAATCTTTTAGCTCCAACTGCTGCCCTTCTTGCTGTATTTTTTGCAAATCCTTTTACTTTGCTTGCTGTATTTTTTACAAAATCTTTTCCTCTAGTTACTGTATTACCAACAAAACTAGTGACAGGTTTAAGAGCTTTAGAACCAGCCTGAGCTATATTCTTACCAAAATTTTTAATTCCTTTGGTTATATTACTGATACTCTTACTAACCCAACCAAAAAGTTTACTTCCTATAGTTTTAAAACCTTCAAAAATTGCTTTCCCAAGAGATGTAAATGGTTTCAGTATCAACTTGAATGATTTTGCTATACCAGATTGAAGTGCTTTAACTCCTTTAAGTAAAGTAGGTAATCCTTTCTTAAGAGCTTCAATACCAATTCTGAATGCTAATATAACATCTCTTGCTCCTCCCATCAGAGCAGCGATCAAAGAACCAAGAAGAGTCATGGCTGCAAACTTAGCCATCCTTGTTAAGAAATCCTCAGCTGGATCTTTGATTGGTGATAATAACTTCTTACCTATACCATCCTTCTTAGATTCTAAATTCTTTTCTCTTTCTTTCTTTTTAAGATCATTATTTAATATCCTTTGTGCTTCAATCCTATCTACAGTATCTTTATTATTATCATTTATAGCACTCTTAATACCATTCACACTATCCCTAACTCCAGTCAAGGACTCCATAAAGTCAGTGAGACCCAACTCTCTTGCAGCAGTGCCACTTACTTTAACTATCTCTCCACCTGTCTCACTAGGTTTAATAAGATCTCCACTTGGACTAGGAACTATTTCTGCTTTAGGAATGACAGCTAAAGCACCTCCTCTCTCATCACCACCAAACATTTTTTTAGCAACATCCTTCCCCTTTACCTTTTTCTTTTTGACAACAGATTTCACAGCCTTCTTAGCAGTTGCTTTGACGGTTTTCTTCGCCATATTCTTAAGCAACTGCTTACCCATATTCATTAATACTGTTCCTGTTATTGCTGGCATGTTAACTCATTATATTATACAGTGATTTGACCACAGGTATAGTTACATTATTAGGATTAGTAGATGAGAAAGAAGGAATTACTTGTCCAGCACCACTACCAGACACTGTAGAAGGAGATTTTTTTCCTCCTCCACCCATTACAATTACATTATTACCTCTCCCACTGGGAGGATCAATACCAGGAACCATTCCACCACCAGCAAATTTCATCAATGTGGGTTTATTAGTTCCTCCACCTGCTTTATTCATTTCTAGAAGATTTTCAGCACCAAATTTTTCTACAGCACCTTTGCTCATGACAATTTCACCAGGTGTTAGCATAGCAGGAACAGTATCTGTATTTCCTTGACCAGGAACTTTTCCCCCTTTATTAAAACCTATATTACTATCAGGAGCTATATTCAAAACATTATGTCCTGTACCAAGAACAAATGGATTACTATAAGGAACTAAACCACCACTAGCAAATTTCATCTTTGCACGTGAAGATATACTATCACCCAAATCACCTAACACTTGTTCTTGTGAACCTGGAACAAGTCTATTAAGAGTATTTTGTATGGCTTTAGGTTGAACATCAGGTGAAGCTATGAGTTCATCCAACATGGCTATTCTTTCTCCATCAGGTGATGCTCCAAGATCAATCAGATTTTCCCTTGTCATTTGAAGCGCTTGAGGTATTTTCTCAGCACCCATCTTACCAATATCTGGAATAACTGAACCATCCATAAGTTCCATAGATGGTATTCCCATCTTTGCATATTGTTCTTTTCTTTCTTCTACTGTAGATTGTCTTATTGATATACTACCATCTTCACCATAATCAGTTTGCTGCATTATCTTCTGTTTATTAGACATTTCAGGAACTACTCCACCACCAGCCATTCCTACTGCTTCATTCTTTGCTTGTGCTGTTTTAGATAGGGGTATTGGTTTATGTTCAGGAGGACCAGGAATAAGAGGGATTTCAGGTGTTGGTATGGGAGGTATCTTTAACAATCCAGTTGCTTTATTGATAGCATCAAGTAGAGAGGACACTCCTTTATTAATACCACCAATGATAAAATTCATAGGACCTGCTGTGATATTCCACAATCCTTTCATCACTGCATTAACAAGACCAATGACTAAATTAAAAAATCTTTTAATTGGATCTAAAAATTGAGCAGGATCTTTAAGAAGACTCAATACCCTATTGATTACTGACCCAACAAAAGTCATCATTACAAACTTAATCAACTTATTAAGAAAATTTCCTACTGGTTTAGTCACAGTATCAAGCATCTTATCTTTTAAAGTTTTATCCTTATTCTCTAACTTATTCTCTCTCTGTTTTTTTCTATCAGAAAGAATACTCTGTCTTAACGATTCATCCCTATCATCAGCAAGATCTCCTTGAGTTACCAATACATCTTTAATTTCTGTGGCACTTTGATTAATATCATCAAGTTTATCTTTAACATCTACATTTAAGAACTGAACAATCCTATCCCTTTTACCTTCATCAGATCCCATCTCTGCTTGAGTATCTGGTTTAACATCTTCAGGACTTACACCATTAGATGGGGGAAGAAGTTTAGTTAATTTAAATTGTCTCTTTCTCTCCTCTGGACTTAAATAATCTCCCTGTTCATTCTCACCCATCACCCTAGATTTAAAACCAAGATCTTTACCTTTTATTTTTTTCTTCTTAGCTTTTATTTTTGGTTTCTTTTTTGCCTTTGGTTTCTTTTTTGCCTTTGGTTTTGTTTTTGTAGCAGTTGCACCTACTTCCTTTTCTTCCTTCTGTCCACGTACATCATCTATCAATTCATCTAATTCTTCAGGTATCTCATCACCCATCTCTTCTTCTATTTGCTCTGCTGCCTCTTCTACTGCTGCTCTTGTTGCTTCTAACTCATCAACTCTTTTCTCAAGACCAAGAACTCTCACCAAAGTTTTCCTTTGCAGCACAAAGGATTTGCTCATTGTCTTATGCAACTGAGCAATTTGAATACCTACTCCTTTTTCAAGCCCACCAACTCTACCCTCTAATTTAAAATGAGGGTCATGAGCACTTCTTAAAGATTGTATTAGGTTTTTGCTACTAGGCATTCGCTTGTTGTTGCTTGAGTTTTTCATCCTCAAGATGTTGTTTCAACATACCAATGTAAATGTCTCTCTCCCAAGGGATTAAGTTTTCAACTTCTGTTAATGAATATTTATGGTACTGTAATAGAGCGAAATTAATTTTATAATAACTCTCTAAATCCATATGCACCATGCCTAAGCGAAAAAAGACGATAACCCTTCCAAAACAACTGTGCTTTCAACCTGAGTCTTAGGATTAGTGAAGGTCACACTATGAGATAACTTAGGCATTGTCTCAAAGAATTTTTCAATCTCCTTAAACTGCATACTATTCATCTGTTCTAAAAATTCTTTTACTTCTTTCTTGGTGCAATCAGCAGTAGACCATACTTCTTCTTCATTGTAAATTTTATCAATACAAGATGCAATCAAATCAAATGATTGATCCATGCTCACCTCTTCAGTAAAATCAAAATTACTTTTAATAAATTGATCTAATGAAGGATACTTCATTTCCATAACAAGAGAATCATCTAACTTAACTTTATTAGTATGCTCCTCACTCTTTTTAATTTCAATATCATCCAAACTAATGGTCACAGGAACTTGAGTCACCTCATCATCAGGAGCGACTAAGTTTACTTCAACCTCCTCACCTACAGACTTACCTCTAATATTAAGGAAAAGATATTCAATATCAAAAGTGGGAAGATTTTCTACCTTCACCCCTCTGGTTTGAATACAATTTTTTAATACTGTTTTGATAGCAGTAGAAATCTGCTTGGTATCTTCTGTCTCTAAAGCTAAGACTAAAAGTTTTTCTTCTTTAACTAAGAAAGGTCTGTACTTAATTTTCTTTCCTGTGGATGGCAACTCAAGTTCATAACTTGGCGTAACAATGGTAGGTAATGGCATAATAATTCTTTCAGTGTCTTATTTATTAGACTAATTCAACTTGTCTATTTACTATTATATTTTGAGGAGAACTAAATTGTTCTGTTCTAAAGTCTTCAAGAACAAGAGACCTCTTCCTTTCCATGACATATCTAATAAAATTAAATGATACATTACATTTTAAAACTTGACTGTCCTCATAGGATACTGGTATAGCAGTCAAGGATAAAGGAAATGCCTGTACAAAAGTATAATCAAGAACAGTTCTGGATGTAGAATCAGATCCACCTCTAGTGGTACTAAAGTCTCTAACAAAATTATCCTTTTCAAACTTGGTTAAAAATATGTTTCTTTTATATGTTGTAGGATAAGACATCCTATAGCTGGCATAGGGATCTTTATATATTCTTTTATTATCAATGCCTGTAATATAGTCCATCCACCCTTCTAGCAATTCAATGACTTTATAATTTCTATCAACATAAAAAGTTAACCCAACTGTTTCATCATACATCCTTCTATATGCCATCTTCTCAGTGACACCATGATAATCATTGGTAACATCATGAGTGGTCAAACTAGAACCTGGAAGAGTTGCTTCACTGCATAGTAAATTTATATTATCATAATCTACTGAGCTTAGTGATAACCTATCCCTCACTGCTTGAGGAATAGTCAAAGTTAATCTATATAAAGATGATTGTGCTACATTAAGTAGGTTCGCCTTTATCTTAGATACAGTTAACTTTTCTGGCCTGACACCTGCCATCTATAAATATTTGAGATTATATATTATGTATAAGAGATGGCTGAGAGTATTAAGAGTAGGTACAAACCAAAGCACCCTCAAAAATATCAAGGCAATCCAAATAATATAATATGTCGTAGTAGTTGGGAACGTAAGTTCTGTAGATACTGTGACCTGACTGACAATATTGTAGCATGGGCTTCTGAAGAGATAAGTATACCCTACCTATCTCCTGTGGATAATAGACCTCATAGATACTTCCCAGACTTTCTGATGAAGGTAAGAGAAAGTAATGGTAGTGTTAAAACTTATGTGGTTGAAGTGAAACCTAAGAAGCAAACCAAACCCCCAAAGAAAAAATCTAGAGTGACTAAATCATATCTGTATGAACTCACAACCTATGCTGTCAACCAAGCTAAATGGAAAGCAGCTCAGGAGTATTGTTTAGATAGAAGAATTGAATTCAAACTAATCACAGAAGATGAATTAGGTATCAGATAATGTCAGAAAGAACAGAAGAACTTCAAGAAAAAATTGAGGAACTGAGTGATGCTGATGACATTATGATGAGCAT